ACTTCATTGACTGATTTCCAACCGCCACCCATTTCCTTATATTTCTTTGCAGCCCAACCATTGGCATAAGCAGAAGGGTAAACATCAAACTTAGATTTAGCCTGTGCTTTTGCCTGAGCCCATTTTTCTGGACTTGTTGGTACATTTTTTTCGTTTAAGTTTTCCATATCTTCGCTTATCTTTCCTTTTCCAAAGTTAGACACATTTATTGGTGGACCTTTTCTCTCAGGATTAGGGTCATGTTTTCTTTTAGACGCAACGGCAGATGCTCTTTCTTTTTTACTTAAAGAAGCTCTCTTTTCGTTAGACATACACTTAGGCTTAGGTTCACCAGGTTCTCTTGCACAAGGGCCAATTGCTTCACCCTTACTATTGATCCTTTTCCAACCACCTTTTGGATCCGTTTTACTAAACCATTTACGCAAATCTTCTTCAATAGTAGGAGATTCTTTCACACAAGAACCAGGTGAGTATGCTTTTTTACCTGGCACAGATTTGTAGCCAGGCCAACATCTTTCACGCAATTCAGACCATTTTTTCATTTTAGTCTTTTTTAGCCTGCTTAGTTGCAGTTGCATACATTACAGATTTAGCTTTATCGCCGTATCGGTCTTTGAAACCTGCTAAACCTTTTTTCATAGATTTAACAATTTCTTCTTTCTTCTTTGTCTCACCGGCAGTCAATGTACGTTCTTCAATGTTAACTTGGTCAACACCGTTGGCACCATCTGCATTGATAACTTGAATGTCTTGTTCAGTTGCTTCTTGTTGAACTGCTTGAACAGATGGTTTAGCAACTTCAGCTTGTGGTTTAGTACCAGCTGCACGTTTCTTTTGGTCTTCCAATTCTTTTGCGAATTGAGCAGAATCAGGTTCTTCAGAAATCATTTCCTCTTTCTCAATAGACTCAAAGAATGCCTTCATGCCGCCATCTTTATATGTGGCAACCATTTCAGACATTTTCTTTTTCTTCTTCTCAGACTCAATAGATTTCAATTCTTTATCTTTTGGTCCTTTTAGTACATCAAATGCGCTTGCTTCTGGTTTAGATGAACCATATGCACGACCTTGTACTTTAGTTGATGGCAAATCAGCCATCTTAACTTCATCCAACTCAACTTCTTCTTTAACGCCGGCACTTTTAAGCATATCAATACGGTCACGATAACCGCCAACGCCAGGTTTAATATCTTTAGCTGCTTGTTTTTGTGCAGGTGTTGGATTTGGAATGTGTTTCATTGTAGTCTTAGATTGATGACTTTCTTCTTCAATCTCGATTTCTTCCTTCTTCATCTTACGAAGTTTGGCAAAATCTTTACCATCAATCTTTTCATCGTCAACCACATCAATCTTTTGTTGATTTGGATGCAATTTTTCTTCAAGTGGTGGTAAACCAGCCATGATTCGTGCAGCAACATCTGCAACATCACGAATTTGTTTGTTATCTGAATACATAAGTTTCTCCTGTTTTTGTTTTTATGTTAATTCTTTAATTGTAAATGCAAACCAAACATCAAGTTTGGTGGAATTGTCAACTCTTTTCATGCAAAGTGTAAGCATGTTTGGCGTTGCACCACCTTTGAGCGTGGCGGGGCCTTCATCAGCATCAGAATTTTTACCAATGATAATACCACTATGCCGCATAACTGCACCATTTGGTGTAAATGTGTTTCCATTATTAGTACTGTTTTTGTCTTGATACACACGATACTGACATTTTGTTCCTACTGAATCCCATGCAGGAATTGCGGCACCACTTATAGCAATTTCACCTTCATACCATTCATATACTATGGTACTTTGATTTGCATTATTATTACCAATCTCATATTCCATTATTTCTGCTAAGTCTGTTATACTTGTTGCAGTATTAGAAACTCGTATACTAACAACTGGCCTCATAGTATCATCCATTGTCCAACCACGATGCACATTTATATCATGGTTATTGAATGAAAATAAATTACCAGAAGCCTCTTCTGCAATTACTGTTATAATGTTTGAAAGTGTTACTGGTAATGAAGTTCCTGAAATATTAACATTTCCAAATTCTGTTACATGAGTATGCACTGGATTTGATGGTGAACTTGATACATTAACAGTTGTAGGTATTGCTATATTACCAACAATATTAATATTATTTGAGCCAATAGAAACTGGTAGCGGATTGGTTGTGGAAACTAATGCGCCCAAAGCACCATTAGCCAAATACATCACCTCATAGTGTGATGATATTTTTGGGTCTAACGCACCAGTTTCAACTTTCCATTGTGCCATTTAGCAGTTCCACTTTCTTAAAGCTAATGCTTTGCGTGTTGGTTCGCCGTTTGGTTTTTTCATTGGACCTTCCATGCCGCCCATACGAGCACAGAATGATTTTCTACGATTTGCGGCCTTAGAACCAGGTTTCAACTTTGATGGTGGAGTTGTAACTGCCATTGAAAGTTTAGAACCTGGATTTGCAGCACGATAAGAAGCAATACCCTTGCGGTTTAAACCACCCTCAGGGTTCTTGCCTTCTTTTCGTGTCCAAGCAGGCGTTTCTGTTATGAATGCTTTAAATGATTTCATCCTACAAACTTCTTTGATTTAAATGTTTTAAGATTAATACCAATTCGTTTCAGTTCGCCTTCTTTTTGGTCACCGATACTCATGGTTGTTTCATCGCCAGTCAATTCTTCTAATGGTTTCTTTAATGTCTTAATTCTTGTTGTACCACGGCCAAGGTTTTCGCCAGATGATGCCATTGAAAGACCAGATTCACCATTATTGATAGACTCAATTACTTTTTCTTTTTGGCGGGTGCGGATTTCTGCGAGCGTGATTTTGCTACGGGTTGTTTCTTCGGTGGTGTGCTTGGTGTCACAGGTGCAGGTGCTGGTTCCACAACAACTTCCTGTACTGGAACTGGCACTGGTTCCGGTGTTGGTTCTACCACTGGCACCGGCACTACGATTTCTTCCTGAACTGGACTCACAGAAGAAGCTTGTTCTTTTGGTTTGGTTTGGAATAATTTCTTCAGATAATTTAGCATTTTTATTTTCTCCATTAAGTTTAACAACATAACCATTCTTGTATTTAACAATGGTTCCATTCTTAGTGTGCGCTTCTTTTGCTGCTGAATTTCTAAGCATGAAAATACGCACCTTACCATCTTTGTCTCTCATCACCTCATGTTTTTCAATGAGAATATCATCATTAGTAAATGTCATACTGTCAGGTCTATCACCAACAGATTCGTGTCTTGAACCGAGTGTCAATACTTCAGTAGTATCTGTAAATTGGTACTGTTCAGATTGAGTTTCTTCTTTTGGTGTAACACCTTGCATCATAGAAAACATCTTATTAACTTCTTCAGCCGTATCACCAGTAATTGATACTGTAACAGATTCTTTGATGAAGTTACTAAATGATTCTTTAACAACTGGTTTAGCAGGTTTCTGTGATGAACTATTCACAGGAATCTTTGGTTGTTTTGGTTCTTCTTTATTAACCAAAACCAATTGGCCATGTACAGAACGATGTGTAACTTTACCATTTTTGCCGTATCTACCAAAACCATAATATTGTAGACCAAGACTTCTTGCTTCTTCAGCAGCTGCATCACCAGCAGCAGGCAGTTGTTCAGCACCATCAGTTTGAACTGGTAATGTGTCTTTCTTATCCAACTCATTAGCAACCCAAAATTGAGACTCAGGTGATTTTGGTGGTGTAGAAACAAATTCTTTAAAACCTGTATATAATTGTAACAACTCAGACTTCTTTGCTTTAACTGTTTCAGGATCGGCTTGTCTTAGGTCCTCAGAGTTATCAAATTCTTTATAGTTATCACCAAACATTTTAGCATATTCAGTACGTGCTAACTGTACACTATCCCATTTTTCTTTACGAATTGGTTCTGGTACCGCACGACCACCACGTTGGCCACGTTCAATATTTCTTTGAGCGGAGATATCATCTCTTGTATTTACCAACAACATGGCAGTATCGTAACCAAGTTTTTCTAATTGGTCTTTGATGCGTTTTGTTTTAACTACATCATCACCAGTGCCATTAATAATCAAGCCATTGCGACCTAACAAGGCGAGTTGTTGACGCAATTCTGTAACATTCTTTGCACGACCACGGACAATATCACGTTTCTCTGTCTCATCAACAGGCATCATCTTGTCTAGACCTTCTTTGTCCATTAAGAACTCAAGTGCCTTGTCAGAGTTAATTTCAGTCAGGCCTTGGCCATCAAGTGTATTGTCTAACACATAATCTTTACCAGAACCAGGACCACCTGCTAAGAAAACAGCTTTGAAGATTGATTGGTCATGTACACCTTCTAAAAGGATTTGTTGAAATTCTTCGTTTAGGTCAATAGACTCTTTGATACTCATGCCTTTGCGGACATCATGGTACAATTCTTTAGCGTGATGTTCTGGTATGTGTTTTGGAATGCCTTGTTTAAAGTCTTCAAAATTACCAGAGCCTGCATGTTTACGCATCTTTGAAGCAGACATGCCTTCTGTACCTTCAGCATCAGGGTCACGTTCACCTGCGTTATGTACAGTTATCTTTTTGAAGTTAAAAAGAGCACCTTCATGTGTCCCGTTGTATTTGTGCAACAGTTTGTGATACTCTGCGGTGCGGTCAGCGCCTGCAACCATGTGTAGATGTGTTACACCTTGTTTGTGTAACTTGGCTGCTTGTGTTAAGAAGTTTGGTTCTTCTTTGGTTGCAACAGATATATTTGTATCTGGAAAGAACCTTTTGGCATGTTTTACTTTTTGTGCCGCAGTAAGAGGATTCTTATCGGCATCTTGTGAATGGGACAGAATGATGTGATGAGAACCACCAACTTGTTTGGCAACTGATTTAACCTTATTGACCAAGACTTCATGTCCGGTCGTTGGTGGATTCATACGGCCAAACGCCATGACCGCATGTTTCTCTTTATTCTCAGTAATAAATTCTCTAAATTTCATGTCCCGCCTCTGCAGCAGTTGTTAATGTCTTATTTAGTATTTAGTGAGTTCTGATAATCAAAACCTCATCAGATTTTGGTCCGCCATACTCTTGTGGGATTTTAGCACCCACATTACCACGCTCAAACACCACAATACTATCATAACACGACATGCACTTTGTTTCATGTGTGAAGAAATCTGGTGCAATTTGACCTTTGGTGTGGTCTGCATTCAACTTATCAATCATGGTCTTGGCCACATTGTTGATTGAATCTGGATGGTCAATAGAACCTCCATGAGAATTCCAATATGCCGCATGTGTATCTTCAATGAAGTAAACACCATCTTTAGCAATCTTTGGATACAAGGACTGGAATGTTTTGTTCACATGGTCAACACGGTGACTGCCATCATCCAAAACCAAATCAAACTCACCAAATTCATCTACAAGGCTTTGTAAGAATTCTGGATCAGATTGGTCACCGATGCGGACATGAACATTATTCTCAGCATCTTCAAAGTCTTTACAACTAGGTGTAATATCAATACCTACGATTGTACTATCAGGATGGAAGTATTTCTTCCACATCTCCAATGAACCACCATTCAATACACCAATCTCCAACATCTTAATTGGTTTATCTCGTAGTGCCGCAAAGTGTCGGTCATATACCCAAAAGTAATGAGTCCACTTTGTAATCTTTTTGCCGGTGTTGTTTAGCCAGTATTCTTTTAAATCCATATTAATATACCTCAGTTGCGCCTGTACTGGCCATGATGCCAGAACAATGCAGTTTATCAAATTCAATCACGTATCGTTTATCTATGTTCATGTGGTGTGCGTGTTCTGTATCCATTCCTTGATTAGTGTTTTCTAAACAAGCCATCAAAGTTGCCATGTAATCCTTCACCAATGATGGGCACAATGAATACATCCTAGTGATGTACAAGTGGTCTGTTAACATCAACTTAGCTTCATCAGGCATCCAAGATGGAATGGCCTTCTTAAACACATACTTTCCAAATAGACCATCATACTCTTTTAAATCAAACTCATCAAGCAATACTGTACGTGCCGAGTATTTAAAGATACGTTTAACACTATGCATCATACTCATCAAGTCTGGATTGTTGTACAACACATTAATTGTTTTCATTAACAACACAAGTTCAGCCTGACTTTTCATACCACCGCTTGCATAGTGGTTCACATCTTTGTCTTGGTGCCACACTGCCATAATGTCGGCATGGTTTGAAATGTTTTCTAACCATTTTTGGTCAACTTCATTTGGTGAACCATCAGTAAATAAAATGATATCATTTGGAAAGTGTTTACGTAGAGACACCAACGAATCAATCGTTTGTTTATATCTGTCTTCATTTGGAATAACACCTATGTTTGGTGCCAATGCCGATGTGACAATGATTAGGTTTTTATCAGGTAAGAGACTCATTATATTTCTGCCAATCTTCTATTGTTCCAACATCATTATAACCTTGTACATCCTTCTCAAAGAAGATACAATCGTTCATTAGACATTCCTGTATGATGTGTGAAACAAAAATTTCATTATGTACATTACTATTCAACTTCTCATATGTATCAACATAGAGTTTGATAGATTCAAACTTATAACCACCAACACAAAACTTATCAGATACCACTTTCTTCTCAATGATATCAGTAATAATGCCTTGTTCATTTGAAACCACGAAACTCTTGGCAGCCAAATTACTTAACATGAAATGGTTTGCAATTCTACTGATACAGACATAATTGCCTGGTGTATTGGTATGTGTAAAATAACTATCGCAATCTTTAATCAAAAACTCAGAGTCTTCAGATATGTTTGTAGCCTTGATAATCTGATAGGCAGTATCAGCAGGACCACTTGTTACTTTTGGAATAACAATAATGTTAATCTTATCACCAAACTGAGCCTTTAAAAGGTTGTAAGAATCGTATTTGTCAATGTGTGCCTGAAGAATACCAACAGTAACATTGTGACCCTCAGACAAATATGGGTTGATGGATTTAGCTAACATCATTCTGCCATTCTTATCCAACAGAAGATATTTCGGTTTCATATTTGGAAACCTAGTTGATAGGCCTGCGGCCGGTACAATTACTTCCATAATCTATTAATCTCTTTCACTATAAATTGTCTTTCCATGTCGCCTGGTTTTGTGTGTAGGTACACTCGCAACAACATCAATATTAGAATATAATCATTGTTGGCTAATGGAAACTCTTTTAGAATTCTTTTCTGTATGCTTGACAACTTAACATCTAACATCAGGTTTGTATCACGTAGAAACCATTTGCATTCTAAATCCTGTCTGAGTTTAGCAATATCAAATATGTATGAATCATATTCAATAGTAACTGCGTCAATCATATAGAATTCGTTGCTTGTATGCAGTATATTCTCCAAAGTCAAATCACCATGATACTGTGACTGTGGTAGAATTTTAGGCAACTTAGCAATCAATTCGTCTTTGGTAAAAGGCAAATCTTCTTTATCAACCCATTCCAACTTCTTATTATACACCTCTGTGTAGTCTTTGTCAACCACACTATCTGCAAAACTACTTAATATATCTAATAGAAAATTGGTTAAATTCTGTGTTGAACCAGATAACAGATAGTTCTTCATGTCTAGGCCATGAATATATTCCATATCTAACACGGAGTCTTTATACTCAAATATGTTTGGTACAGGATAATAACTAGCTAGAGAAGTTAATCTCTCATAGTTTCTTTCCGTGTTACCAACTTTTCTAATGAATTTTTTATACTTATCGGACATTAGATAGATTTTACTACCAGAATGTCCTTTAAGTTCTTTAATTACTTTTTCTTCCATTCGGCAGCATCATCCCTAATTAAACTATGCCAAGTGCCGTTAAATTGGCCAGGTGGAAATGGGTTGTTCATGTTCACATAAACTAGATTCTCACCAATAAGACTGTGGTGGTGTAGATGAGCTCTCATCATATCTTCACCAATCATCTGAACACCTTGGTCATAGTAGTGTTCCATATTCAAGTAAATTGACATTCTACGATTCATCACATTTGAATTACCAAATGCAAATTGGTCATTGCCAAAATCACGTTCAGGCACCATTCTGCAATTTGGAATATACAACTTAGTTGGATCCAAATCTGCAAATGGAATCTCCACATTCAAGGCATAATCTGTACGTGACTTGATAACCCAATCATACAGAAACTTTTTATCCATTTCCTGTTCTGTCTTATACAACATAGTTTGGAAAATAGAATACAACATAGCCACCGTGAAGCGTGATGGGTGTGCCTGTGCATTTGGTGTGTTTGTGTACTTCTTATCAAAATTACCAACCAATGGTTTCTCAACCACCATCTTTACAGGTTTATACAACTGACGGAGTTCTTCAAGGCCTTCAGCTTGCCATGTGTGAATGAATATATCCACATCATGTTTGTCTAATAGGTTTCTTTTATAGTATTCATAACCTTGTTTGAAACTTCTGGCTTGGCCAGATAAACATAAAGCAATTTTCATATTATCTTCTTAAAAATACAGGCAAATCAACAACAGTATATGGTGTGTTTGTTTCAAAAAAGTTTCTCATACACAACATGTGTGGGCAATATCTATTCTCATCATGTAAGCGGATATCTCTTTGACCATTCTCCCAAAAGAATTTAACTGATAGCCATTCTTTCATTTTCTTATTGAATCTACGTGACAATATATCTTCTGCTCGTGGGTAGAAGAAGTAGTTGTCTGCATATTTCCATGGAACAATAGCAAAGATATCAGATACCATACCATACTGCTCATTGGTTGGTGTAACAACTGCATCAGGAAATTCAGAAACAATTGCTCTGACTCTGAAGGCATTCATATGTGTATCAAATCTGGAGAATACAACATTATTATATTCTTTTTCAATCAACTCAAATGCTTTTCTACGTGCAAAGTGCATCGATAGTGTTGCAAAGTTTTTATCTGGAGTAATAAGTTCTTTTGGATTTTTTGTTAAAATTCTTTGTTCAGCCTCAAGGAATTCTGGCAGATAGGTTTCATTCTTCTCTGCCTTCCATTTGATTGGTTTCAAAGTCTTAACAACAAAATCAATTTCATCTTGGTTGCCTTCATCCCAAATATACAGATACACATCCAATTCATTGAAGCGAATAAAATGTGTTAGTTCTTCTGCGATACTTTTAAAGGTTCTTACATGACCTGCCATTACTAATGCGTTACTCACCGTATTTCTCCTCAATCATCCGGCGCATTTCAGGCACTCTATCATATTGATGAACAATATGGTATGGAATTCCTTTTGATGTGGTCACAATACCTCGGTACATAGAAGGAGATGGTTCTAACAGATATGGTTTAAATTGATTAATCTTAGTTGGGTCTGCTGTTGTGCCCAACTGGCAAGCCCAACCTGTTTCTGATTGAGTATAGAGAGAAGTTTCTTTATAAGGACTCATAGAGACCATGAAGTTAAATGTTGATTGGTCGCAAATTGGTATCGGACAGTTTGCTGCCATGGTGAAGATGTTAATTGCCAAATCACGCACCGCAGAGCCAGTACCAGCAAGAACACCAACATTATAGATTTCATTTTCTTTGTAAATTCCGTGTACATAAGGGCCAAAAGTCTCCAACAGGTTTTGGTTGCCCCAAGGTTCGTCTTTGTATAACATGCTCTCAGAAGAAAACACCAGATTATGTCTAAGGCAATTTGCTTCTAAGAAGTCAATAGGGTTGGATTGGAAAATAACATCCTTTACGTCTGTCGTAATGACGTAACGATATTCATTTTTGCGGAGATATTCGTAGATATGGCCAAATCGCTCAACGTGGATTGGCATTTCTGATTTGTAGGTCAAGTTACCATCGGAATCTTGGTTGAATCCAATAACTTTAAAACCTGCTGCGTTAACTTTTTTAACTGTGGCTGCATCACAGTTCATTAGAATCAGGACTTTATCACCTTCAAATCCTGATTTATTAATGGAATTAATCCAATATTTTAATTTGTCCCAATCATAGTTGGTACTTGCACCGATTATCAAATCTTTCATAATATACTCCAGTTGGTTTACTTAGTTGTTTTGTAGTCTTTAAATGAGGTAATGTTTTGGCCTGGCGTGCCTTTTTTATAGTTGTTTGCCAGAGTATCTGTTCCCCATGCACCTGCGCCAGACTTAGGCAGGATATCAGGTTTAATTTCTTCATGCACACTCTTATGTAGTTTGACTCCAGTAACGTCTTGGACCATCTTCCATGCGTCTTTGTGGCGCTTGTTCTTCACATGGTCATCAAACTGTTTTTTCTGTTCTGGACTAGCATTACTTTTGAACTTAATCAGTTCCATGATACCGATATTGCCTGCATAGGCTGCTTCCATTAGTTCATCGAATTCGGTAAATTTCATTTCAACCTCGTGTTAGGTTTAATATCTTTTGAATTTGTGCCTCTAATGCCGGCTTGCGGTTAGGCCACTTAATAATCGGTTGGTCAGCAGTCTTTAACAACCTAGTTAAGAAAGGCAGAATCAACTTTTCAACTGCTTCTAATCTTGCTTTGTATTCTTCAACTGTTTCATCTTTTTCTGCAATAACCGCATTGTATTCTTCTTCGTCAGTTGCCGTAAATCCAAAGTCGTCTTCACCATACTCGGCTAAGATTTCGGTTAAATCAAATTTCTTATCCATTACTTGCTCCAATTCTTAGCGGCATTAAAATTAGCATGAGCAAATTCCAGTCTATCAATCAACTTAACAGCATTACCTTTTAACCTATCAACTGCCACAAAACCTTCTGGATTGGTAACTTTGAAACCATCATCAGTACGTAAGAATGTATTGGTTACTTGTTTCATTTGTTGCAACTTCTTAACAATCATATTCTTAACATCAACCAACTGATTCATCAAATCAAAAATGTTTTTCAAGTCTGTTGACGCATTACGAAAGAAACGCATAATCTCTGTTTTCTCTTTGATACGTTTCTGTCTAGTTTCTTCCTTCTTGGCATCAATAATGTCTTTATTCAATTTAGCCTCAACCCAACGAATCAACTCTAGTGTGTGAGCTCTTGTGTCTTTAATCTTCAGACCTTCACGCACTTTGGTGTTATTGAATGTTTTAATATATGTAAGAATAACATCACTTGTTGAAATTCGATTCAAGTTTAATGAATTGATTGTTTGAAAGGTTCTGCCGGCTTGAGACAGGATAGATGTAACTGTTCTTGTTTCTTCTTCGGTAAATGAGGCAGTACCAGATGCATCAACAAAGTAAGCATCACGGAACCAAACATCTTTGGTTGTTGTAAGGTTCTTAATGTCAATGTTGAATGAGGCTTTCATATCAGAGAATGTTTTACCTGTATATGAAGTGTGAAACACCACACCCATCTGAGCAGCTAACATCATTTGCGCTAACTTAGAATCAGCAGGCACAGCATAGACAATTGTATTTGGTTGAAATGTGATGTAGTCTTCACCATCAATTGTTTTGTTTTGTATATCACCTTTTGCAAACATCATGTCGCCTTGTAATACACCCTTGATGCCTAATTTTGGCAAATAACGTAATGCAATTTTAAGTTTGGAATTTAATCCTTCTGAAGCATGGTTCGCATCAATGTCTGCATCGGTGTAGTTTAACTTAGGATTGGCATTGAACACACCTTTTGTACCAACAAAGAATTTGCCATTGTCTGGATTAATACCACAGAAAATAGCAGGTGCACCATCCCATTTAGTAGTCAGATTCACTTTAGAATTGGCATGGCCAGCAAGCATATCACGGAGAGATTGCAAGAAGTTGATTGCATCTCTAGCACCAGAAACACCACGATTCAGAACTTCGTCTTCAATGTGTTCTAGGTGAAGGTTAGCACCTTCTTTTTTTGATTCGGTTAAAAATTGTGTGAATTTCATTTTAGTATATTTTTAAAAATGGGCCGTTTTTGCCACCAAATTCTTTTTTGGCGCCATAGTATAAAGTTTTCAACCAATCTTCCATCATTCCTTTTTTCTCAATTAAAACCCATGTGTATGCCCAACGGAGACCAATTAATTTTGATGAGAACCTACCAGCAGAACTTCTTGTTTTATCTTCAGATAGAATTGCATTACGTATAACTTCTTCTGCACCAGAAGTTTCTTTACCATTCATACGAACTTTTAATTGGCCAAGGTCAATTGGTTGTCCTGCAATTTTAAAATTCATCAGATTTTCAATATATTTAACCCAGTATTTAATGTTAGCATCAGTCCATTGGCCTGGTGCATCAATGTTCGGGTCTTTAGAAGCAGAAGCAGGTCTAGGTAATCCAGCTTTACGTAAGAATGTGTCAAGTGCTTCGGAAGATACTTTACCTAACTTGGCACCACCTGAACGACCTTTTGGTGTCAAATCAGTTTGTACCAAATTACGAGCAACTGAATACTGGAAATTTCTTGCTTGACCGTGGATTTCTTCATCACCCACTCTAAAGTCAAATGCAAACTCACCTGTATCAAACTCAAAATCATTTTTATGACCAAAGTCCAAAATACATTTGACAGAACCAGGAACAACTTTAATGTCCAATTTAGGACCTTTACCACCAGCATTAGCAGGTTCAACTTTAGCTGTTGATGTACTCTTTTTAATTGCTTTAAGTGATACTGGTAACATATCTAAATTAGACATTAAACCACGCATATAATCATTTAGAGCCAAAAGATTTGTTTCTTTATCAGCGCCTTTAGTCAACTCAACCAATCGTTTTTGTATGTCGTTTTTCTTGTTCTTTTTAACCATGTATATGTCAGCAGGATCCCAACGGTCTTTAACACTTACACCACAATTAGATTTAGCTATACGTTCAATAAATGGCATGAATCCATCATCACGGGAATATTCATAACCCTTACTACTGCCAATATAGGCTTTCAATGCCGCAGCTTGTTTTTCATAAGATTCCATCCATTCATTATTGACATTTGGATAAACCTTCTTAACAGCTTTAGATAGAGTGGAAAAATCTCTCACATTTTTTTCAATGTATAGTTCAAAATACACTCTTGAGCCATTTTCCTGTTTTGCAGTTTCAATTGCGTTGCCAGCCATTTAAATACTCCGATGTTTAATGGAGTATTTATCCTACCAGAATTACCGAATAATGTCAAGCACTTTATCACCAGTCCAAACTTCTTGTTCTGTACGAATACGGCCTTCTGTTTTCAAAGTATCAAATCGATTGATAGCCTTCTTACGCCACCACTCTGTGATATTGGTCAGATTATGTTTCTCATAGTTCTCACCTGGAATTAACTTGTCAGTCTTTCCATTTACGAAATCAACCATGTTTTTAAAACCATAATCTGAAATGAAGTAACGTTTCTGTTCATTCAGGTTCTTGGCATTCTCAATTGTCTGTGCAAACTTGGCAGCTTCTGGTGTGCCTTTGAGTGTTGTTTTAATGATACTGACCATTGCATTAGAAATCTTCAACTTGCGTGACGATGCGCCTTCTGGTGCCAATGGTTCGCCAATGATATTTTCAATGTAATCTTTAAGGTCAGTATAAGTTTTACCATGCAACATTGGCAAAAAATCACTATCAGTTAAACCTTTGAAACGAATCAGAGGTTTCATACCATCATACTGTGATACCGCCTTTGAAGAACCATACAGACTGGTTGTCTCAAACAAACAAGTGGTCATCTTATACTTGTCATCAAGCATTTTACGGACCTCATGTGAGCAACAGATGGCTGCAAGTAATTTACCACCAAGGTAATTGAAACCAAATGGTTGTGCAGGTACAATCACAAAACCCATTGCGGCACATTGATTGAACAATTGAGCACCGCCTTCGTGTTGTGTGAATACTTGGCCAAGCATTTCATTACGAGGTTTACAATTGATAACAGGAGAACCAAGACGAATGAAACCAACCCACTTCTGTGACTTCTTCTCAAATACAGCCAAACGCAAACAACGGCCAGGAATACTGGTCATATTTGAGTGACTAGAAATCATATTGAGATAAATGTCCCACCTATCTTGTGGTAACTCCATGATTTCAAATTCCATATCAGCAGGTGACATAGTGAAATCAGAAAACAAATCTTCTTCTGGTCCCATGCCAGGCAAAGTAAATGGTCTTTCGGCCATTGAATTTAGTTTCTGTTCTCTCATGTATTCATCAATTCGACCAAACTTATCAAAGTAGTCTGAGAATACATTTGCACAATGTACGGCTTGTTCTTTAGTTAATGTCATACTTTAAGTCCACCAAAATTCTTACTGAATTTCTTCTCACGGTTTCCAAATGTATTCAAAGGTTTATCTTCAACTTGACCTGCATCAACAATATCTGCCTGTGCTGAATCTTCTGCATCATACAAACGCATTTTAGCACGGTCAACACCAACAACGAATCGTTTGAAGTTGTTAGGGTCTGAATAACGATTCTTCAACTGTTTCACCAAGATTTGGTTTAGTTGTTGTAGTTCTTCGTTTGTGACCAACGCAAACATAAAGTCAGCAGTTGCAGGCAGACCAAATGATTCTGAAGTATCTTCAAGGCCTGGATCCGAATTACTGAAACCACTACGAGTTGTTTGTGTTGCAGAAACAATTGGCACATTGTGTTCAACAGCCAAACCACGCAGTTCTTCAGCAATAGACTTGATGTAAGTATAAGAGTTGACAGAACCACCAGACTTGATACGTGATGATGCACAGATGTTCAAATAATCAATAAAGATAATATCAGGAACAAAGTTCTTCTTCAGATGCAATTCACTTAGCAATGCTCTGAAATGTAGAGAAGAAGCACTGGCAGTTGGATATTCTTTGATAATCAATTTGCCATGAGCCTTGTTCTGTAATGCCTTAAACTTACGTTCATAATCTTCTTTGCTGATTGTGTGAAGTTCATTCAAATCAATATTTAGCAAATTAGCATCGATACGTTCCGCAATACGTTCTTCGGCCATTTCCATTGTGATGTACAAAACATTATGGCCTTGTGATAAACAACCAGCGGCAACGTGACACATGAACAATGATTTACCAACACCAGTACCAGCAAGTGCAATGTTCAAGGTCTTGGTTGGTAGACCGCCTTTTGTAATCTTATTAAAGATATCAAGGTCAAACTTGATACGAGATTCTACTTTGTGGTAGAAGTCGAAACGAGAATCATAATCTGCCATGTAATCATGGCCAATGTGTTGGTCAAACGAAACACCAAGAGCATCACTCAACAGTTTTGGAATCTCACCCTTAGGTTTATCTCCGTGTTTGTCATCAAGGATTGATACTGATTCCATGATGGCATTGTAGATGGCTTTATCTTGGCAGAACTTCTCAGTTTGTTCAATCAACCATTTACTCTCAACCTTTTCTTCTTTACTTGAATGTAATTCTTTAAGAAGTTCAATTGATTGTCTTACTTCAGGTTCAGTTAGGTTTTTACTCTCGGTGAAATTAATGATGAGAGATTCATGTGTCGGTAGATTTTTGTATTTGTTTACAAACTCAAAGATTTCTTTGAACACTACCTTCTCTGTGTTGTCGGCAAAGTAATCCGACTTTATGAATGGCAAAACTTTACGGGTAAAGTCCTCATTGTATATCAGATTCTTCAGTATCGTTTGTTCTAGTCGATTCATTTTGTATAATAATTTCTGTAAGTATGTCACCTATGATTGTAACAAAATTATCATTATTTTGCAAGGCCTGCTTGTCATGTTGACCTGAATGATAAATGTTATAGTTAAACTGAAGTATCGGTATGACCGATTCGGGCTTCAATTTAACCATACCATAAGAGTAAACCACACCGGTGTATTCACCCGATGTGATTTCTACCAAAGTTGAGTCATCAGACTCACTTTGTTGGAACCGATACTCAACTTTCTTCGGTTTCTTCGACCACGGGAGTTTCTCCCATAATGCTGCCATAAGCGATTTCATATTTGTGTTTAATGAATTGTTTAAATTTCGGATCTTTTAAAATTGGTTCCATGAATTCAGCTGACGTTGTGTCAGCAATTCGTTTCTTGTCACCAACTTCACCAGTTGCTTGGTCTACTTTTGCATACCAACCATTGGCAGGTTTAACCACATGTCCGGATTCAATAGCAAGGTCAAGCAGACCAGAGTAA